CTTAGTGATCGCGCTCTTATTGGATTTTGCAGCCTTTGATAAAGTTGTTAATCCTGTATTAACATCTCCAGCGATAAAAGATTTCATTGCTGATCCTGCAGATGTTTGTTCTAATAATGCCAGGGCAGCTCCAGTTTCAATTACATTAATTCCAAATTGCCTTGGTGCTCTACGCCTTGTGGCTTTTCGCCTTCGTACCATATACTCATTAATGAGTAGGCCTTAATAAATAAGTAGGTAAACATTTTTGGGTATAGCCTACTTCCTTTATATTTCAAACGCTTTAGCTAGCTTGGTGAGATTATGAATAAAGACAAATTCCATTTTGGTGCGACAAGCGTAATGCGCGAAGTTCCACCTGGACAGACTGCCGTGATTCAATTCAATGGCAAGCTAGAGGAGATCGAAACAGAATGGGGACCTAAAATGAAGTATCCTATTCTCCTTTTCTCCCATCCCTCCTACGAATCTATTTCTAAAGAAGGAATAGAAACAGTATGGCAGAGCAATAGCCAGGCATCACGTGACTTGGCAACTGCATTGGAGCAGGGTATCAAGGAACTCTCCGTAGCTTTCCATAAGAATAAATGGGAGTTAACAAGGACAGAGGAAGGTACTTACTTCTTGGATGTGATTCTTTGATCAAGCACTGTCACGACTGCGGTAAAGTAATGGACGGTGTACCTTTACCCATTGGAACTTATCACTGTTGGGATTGTGTTGACAATGAAACGCCGCTGTAATATCTGTCTACAATCAGTAGACCATCTTAAGACTACCAAGTACAATAATGAAGTAACAATATGTTACAGTTGTCAGGTAATCTTAACTAAAGCGGTATACACGAATTGGATTCCAGACTAGTGTTCTTCTTTCTTACCAACGGAATCCATTTTAAGGATTGAAGGGGCAGGTGGGGTAGGAATGGGTATAAGAACTGAGATCAGGCCGCTCGGGGCCCTCATAGGCCTAGCTTTCGGTCTGTTTTGGGCTTATCAGACCCTACCTCTACACCTTTTACGGCGTTTAGTAGGCCATCAACACCCTGGCGCTTCATTAGCATATCTGCAACAAACCCCATAATGGGGTTTTCCCTGGTTATCGCTTTGATCGTGGTTTGTCCTGTAGCATCATCAATCTTTTTGCTAGCTGCACCAATTGAACCAAAGAAAGAACTTTGAAACTGTTCGAGTTTTGTATGGACTCTATCGTCGATTTCATCTATAACACCTTCAAGGATCTCTATGAGTTCTTCATCGCTTTCTCTGCTCTTGGCCCACTTGACCCATTCATCTTTTGATAACCTGGCAATATATTTGCTTAGAAGTGCATAGAATACGGTCCAAGCAGCAAAGTATAGCATCAAGGAAACCGTTGTAATTTCCATTACTTGAGTCCAAGTTTGGATTGTTCAATTAAACATTGAATATGGGCGGGGCTTCCCTCTGTCATTCCTATACAACTAATTTTTTTTGTTGGTTGTATAATCTCTGTATCCTGCGCCAATTTCAATAATCCAATCAATGCGCCTAAATTCATTTTTTCACGTACTTGTCGTAAAAGTCACGAGTTTCTCCTTTGTATAATATTCCGCCACCAGGTAATGCAAGTTCACCAAAGACCTCGCTGAAATCTTTTGCGAAAGTCAGGGCATCAATAGTTTCCTCAACGCCTTCAGGAATTTTAATTCCAAGCGTGGGGTCTTGTTTTCTCAAAGTAGCGAGAATTAGAGGTATTATTATAGGCAAAGATGCAAGCAAAGCACCAGTTGCAATAAGTTTAGGCGTTCCTTCATTCCCTAAAAATGTATTGATATTCTCATGAATCTTATACCTGGATAAAGCGCCACGCTCTGCAGCTGTCAGTTTCTGAATCTCTACGTCTATTGGTACTGCTTCGTAAGCCATTATCGCCTCTTCTTTTTACCAGCTGGTGTTTTACGAAATGCTACAGCCATTTTCTTTAAATTTAATTTACCATTACGGTACCTGAATCTTGGTTTATTGGAATTCGCTTTAACGTATTTGTTCCATGCTGATAGTTTACGTTTGGGTTTTGATTTACCTGGTAACCTTTTTCTCCCTAATCCAGTGACACCTTTTCTAAAACCATCATCATATCCATCATCGTAACCTTCATCATAATCTCTAGAGGGGTGATACTGACGTTCGCCCAAACTACGCCTCCTTTCTGTTCTTCTAGGCATTAACTTACCTGCTTCCCTTCGATAACTACTGTCATCTTACCAGTAGGACCCTGTGCCAGGACTTTCATTCCTGTGTTTGGTGGAATCGTATAGTATAGATTTGGGAATTGAGGCCCTACTCCATTATTCAGGATCAAGAACTTAGCCACATGGAGAGCTTCGCCATTACCCTGGATAATCCAGGCTAACGCATCACCTGCAGAACATCCGCTATAATCGAAAGAGACGTTAGTGACAACGCTGTAGAAACGATTTGGTGAGATAAAGTCTAACAAGGTTGTGACTCCTGCAGTTAGATCCTCTTGCCCGCTCCAGGCAAAGACATGATCACCAAAGAAGTTCAGAGTAGGCCCCGTCGAAAGTGTCATAGTAGATTACCCTGGAACATTACAGTTTGCCCAACGGTATTTGTTTGTGTGGTACTTACTTCAATTAATACATCTGTTAAAGGAGGGATAAATATTTCAACTTTTACGTTTCCAATTATACCGTCGAAGTCTCCACCTAAACTTAACTGGCCCCTTACCTGGTACATCAGAACACCATTTAATTTAATAAATAAACCTACATCTTTCCCAGTGTCGAAGTCTGTCATGTCGACTCCCCACATTATTATAGCATCCATTCCATTTTTGGAAGTCTTGAAGTTTAATGCTGTTTCAGTGCTATTATTAGGATTGATTTCCCCACTATACCCAAAAGCTCTATCTCCCCAGTAACTGACTTCTAATCCACTATTCGCTACTGATTGAAAGCCTTTGTAACCAACGCCTTCAGGCATTGTTCAATTTACTCGAACTGAATCGTGCAGCTTGCGTCTATTGTTGCGTTAGTTGTTACAGCGACTTGAATATCCAGAGTATTACCTGGTGTTACACCCAGTGCAGTCTTTGTTTGAACTACACAGTTTGCTACTCCAGTTCCACTTGATGCGGCTTGACTGATTGCAGGACCCATAAACGTTGCATCACCTTCTTGAAGTGCTGTTCCCGTTAATTTAAATCCTGAACAGAAGTCTGCTCCTGTTGCTACACCACTAACTCCCATATCTATGGAACTTATTTGCGATACTCCAGAAGGCACAACCAGGGAAAGTCCTGAAGATGCAAACTGATTATTCATGCTGCTGAAGCTGGTCGTTGCACTCAACGCTGCTTCAGTACGTGTTACTACTATTGCCATATTATGCCCTTACCTTTATTGGTCCAAGGGAAGCCAGAACTGGCGAACCCCGTGAAAATGATTTGACTGCAGCTTTTGCTAAGAACGCTCCAATCAATGTCTTAGTGATCGCGCTCTTATTGGATTTTGCAGCCTTTGATAAAGTTGTTAATCCTGTATTAACATCTCCAGCGATAAAAGATTTCATTGCTGATCCTGCAGATGTTTGTTCTAATAATGCCAGGGCAGCTCCAGTTTCAATTAC